GCACTGCTCGACGGCGGCCTGATATCCACCGACACCGCAAAGAAATCATCTAAAGTCAAATCAGAACCCAAGGAGCAATAGACATGGCTATCAGCAGCACTTACCTTTCTAACCCAAGCATCACGATTAACTCGGTTGACTTGTCCGATCAGTGCACAAGCGCGGTCATCAACTATGTGTCGGAGCAATTAGAAAACACGACATTTTCCAACACTTCGCGCAGCTTCACATCGGGTCTGTACTCGAACACTGTCACCGTAACTCTTTATCAGTCATATGCAGCTTCGGAGACTGAGGCCAGCATTTACAGCCTTGTGGGCACAACCACGACGCTTGTCTTAAAGCCAAGTTCATCGGCTGTCGGTGCTGCGAACCCTTCGTACACTTTGACTGGCGCGTTCTTGTCCGCACATACACCGATCAACGCTTCGCTCGGTGAGCTATCGACGATTGACCTCACCTTCTCTGGTGGAGTTTTAACTAAAGCCGTCGCATGATCTCGCGGCATCAGCCGCTGAGAATTACAAGTAGCAAGACCGCACAAGCGGAGCCTTGCCCGACAAAGGAGAAACTATGAAAGTCAAACTATCTATTGACCTTGGCGACGGCAAGCCAGCGCGCGAAATGACCACCAACATGCTTGCCATTGTTGACTGGGAACGAACAGAGAACCGTCGATCAGCAGACGGCAAAGGCATTGGCTTCAGCGACATGTGCTGCTGGGCTTTTACTCTTTGCAAACTTGCTGGAGACAAAGTGCCAGCCAACTGGCGCGAGTGGGTTGCCGAAAACCCTGACATGACCATTACACCTATCAACGAGATCGCAGACGAGACCCCTTTCATCGAGGGACTTGGCGGCGAAGCCTCTGCGAAGTCCTAGCGTTAACAGGCTTCTGGCCAAAGGAGATCGAGTTCACTATGCGAGACCTGAACACCGTCACCTATGTGCTTGAGCAGATGCACCGCAAGAAGTAACCATGCCTGTCTCTCACAGCGTTGAAGTAGTCGGTCTTAAGGAAACTATTAACGCCCTGCGCAAGATCGACCCTCAGCTGCAGAAAGACTTTAAGGCTGACGCGACAGCGATCGCACAGCCAGCCATTCAGGCTGCAAAACTTGCATACAGCCAGTTTCCATTGTCGGGCATGGCGCGCAAGTGGTCTGATCGAGGCCGCAAGATATTCCCGTTTACAATCTCGGGCGCACAGTCAGGCGTAAAGATGCGCTTTGATACTCGACGCAACGCTGTAGGCGTAATTCTGATTGAGCAAAAGAACCCAGCAACAGCAGTGTTTGAGGGTGCAGGCCGTAAAGACACAAACCGTTTAGGGACATCACTTGACTCGGTTAGTTCTGAGCGCGGCTTTGCTATGGCGATGCCGGGTAGGACTCGACTAATCGGCCCAGCGGTCTATAAAGCACGACGCGGTATTGAGGGCGAAATGGAAAAGATGGTGCTCAAAACCATTAACCAAATACAGAAAGACCTGAACTAATGGCATTGTCTATCCCCATCATTAGCGAGTTTCAAGGCGGCGGCGTTGACAAAGCCATCAAACAGTTTCAGCAGCTCGACGGCGTAGGCGCAAAAACAGGCTTTGCACTCAAAAAAGCGTTTCTGCCTGCCACGGCTGCGCTCGGTGCACTGACCGCTGGCATCGGTCTAGCCACAAAAGCGGCAATGGAAGATGAGGCTGCGCAGCTTGAGTTGGCTCGCCAGTTACGCACCACGACACAGGCCACAGATGCCCAGATTAAGGCCGTAGAGCAATCCATTAGCGCATTCAGCAAGCAGACCGCTATGGCTGACGATCAGCTGCGCCCAGCCTTGGCAAACCTTGTGCGTGCCACAGGCTCGCTTGAGTTGTCTCAAAAGGCAATGTCGGTCACCGCTGACCTTGCTACTGCCAAAAACATTGACATGGAGACTGCCAGCGTCGCAGTGTCTAAAGCTCTTGCAGGCCAGACTGCTGCGCTTATCAAACTTGACCCATCGCTTAAGGGCGTGATCGACTCGTCCTCCAGCGCCGATGAGATCATGCAGGCACTTAACGGCTCGGTGGGCGGCGCTGCTGAGACCTTTGCCAATAGTGCTGAAGGCGGTCTAAAGAACTTCGGCATCCAGATGGACGAACTTAAGGAGAGCATTGGCGCGGCGTTTATTCCTGTCATGGAGAAACTGCTGCCGATAGTCCTGAACTTCACCACATTCCTACAAGACAACACCAAGGCACTGCTTATTGTGATCGGCGCTATCGCAGCCATGACAGCAGCCATAGTTACCGCCAACATTGCTATGAAGGCTTACAACGCCTTACAGATCGTTATCACGGCAGCCAACGCTGTGCTGGCAGGATCATTCACCACGGTCTCGCTATCGGCTGGTGTGCTGGCTAAAGGCTTAGGAGTAGTAATGATTACCCTTGCCGCGCTGTACGAGCTGTACCGCGAAGGCCCTCGAGCGATCGCAGAGTTTATGCTGCCGTTTAAGCAGTTTGCTGTTGGCGTTTACAACTCGGTCAAGGTAGTTGCCAACGGTATAAACCAAATTATTAACGCTGCGATCATTGGACTGAACCAACTGATTAACGCGCTTAATGTGATACCGGGTGTCAGCATTGACCTCATCCCACTTGTGCCAATGCTGAAATACACAGCACTGCCAGAACTAGACACCCCAGCTGCTCGAGGCTCAGGCTTCGCGCGTGAAGGCGGCACAGGCTCTATTGGCTCCAGCCCTATGGCAATGATTGAGTCGGCGTTAGTAGCCCCAGCCCCAGCTGCTGGTGGCGGCGGTGGCAAGTCCTCAAGCGTTCTAGACCTAAGCAAAAACTATGCAGGCAACATGGGCGGCAACTACGGCATTACAGGCAACGCTGCAGACTTCTCTAGCCTCTTTGATCAGTTCATGGTTGAGCGCGGCACACCGATCACAGTCAATGTAAACGGCGGTCTAGCCACATCAGCAGACATCGGTCGTGCTGTAGTGAACAGCATTAAAGCCATGAACCGAGTGGACGGCCCAGCACAAATACAGGTCGCCTAATGGCTACAACGATCGTCCAGTCAGGGTCTTACGATCTCAAGATCGCTACGGGCTTCCTTGTGGACGCGTTTACGCTTGATGACCCAGTCAAGGGTGTTCTCAACTCAACCGAGTATGTGCTGGACGGTACGACAGAGTTTGCATCGGTCATCGACGGCGCTACAGGCATCAGCGTGTTCCGTGGACGCCGAGACATTGGCGACCAGTTCACTGCTGGCACGATGAGCTTTGATCTCAACGACACATTTACGGGCGGCATCTTTAACCCGTTTGATACACAGTCACCGTATTACGACACCTCTCAGGCTGTGCCGGGTCTAGCCCCTATGCGTAAAGTCGTGCTTAGTCGTGAAGGCGAAGAACTGTTTAACGGCTACATCGTGGACTATTCTTATAATTTTAATTTGGGCGGCCTTGATACAGTCAGTGTGTCTTGTGCTGATGACTTTTATTTGCTAAGTCAGACCTACCTCAACGAGTTCAATGTCACCGAGCAACTTGCCAGCGCTCGACTAGTCGCCCTACTTGCCCTGCCTGAAGTAAATGCATTCCAGTTGCCAGGAGAGCAGAACATTGAGACATCAACGATCACCCTTGGCGGTGCAGCTGCATACACCGTCCCGAACGGCACATCGGTCGCTGCGTACACAGCCAAAATCAACGAGTCGGTACAAGGACGCATCTTTATCGCGCGCGATGGCGTGTTCACATTCCAAGACCGCATCGGTAACACGCTCTCAGCATCGTCAGCAGACTTCCACGATGACGGCACAGCCATCCCTTACGACAATGTGGGCATCTCGTTTGAGGCTAATCAAGTAATCAACCGCGCCTCAGTAACCCACGCTGGCGCAGCAAGCCCAGAGATCGCCGAGGACTTAACCTCGCAGGCCACCTACTTCATTCAGACCACAGCCATCAGTGACGCGCTAGTTCACAACGACACAGCAGCCCTCGACCTTGCCAACTACCTGCTCGTAGGCCAGCCAGAGGCGCGTTACACCAATGTGTCAACCCTGTTCGCATCCCTTACCGATCCCCAGCGTGACACTGTGGCAGTCCTTGAAATCGGCAACACCGTAACTATAGAAAAGTCGTTTACTAGCGGCAACACGATTACATCGTTGGCACAAGAACTAGCCATCGAAGGCATCCAACACGAGATCGACCTCTCGACAGGCCACAGGATCACCCTATTCACTTCGCCCACGACAGTTGTTTACGAGCTGATCTTGGATGATCTGGTATATGGCACACTTGACGCAGAGAATGTCTTAGGATAAGGAGTACTTATGGCACTACAAACATTTACCGCAGGCCAAGTCTTAACGGCAGCTCAAGTCACTGCTGTACAGAACAACCAATACAACCAGACTGTTAGCAACAAAACAGCGTCCTACACGCTGGTAGCAGCAGACAAAGGCACTCGAGTAGTAATGAGCAATGCCGGGGCAACCACGATCACCGTGAACAATTCGCTCTTCGCAGCTGGCGACACACTGTTTATTCAGAACATTGGTGCTGGCACTTGCACGATTACGGCTGGCACAGCAACGGTTACGACCGCTGGCTCTTTAGCGTTGGCACAATGGGGGGGTGGCACGCTTTATTTTACTAGTGCTAGTGCTGCTATTTTTTTTAGCGGTGGCGGTGCATCGTATGGAACAGCAACAGGTGGGACTTCGTCGAGCATTACTGTCGGCGGCATAAATTACACGCTTTTAACTTTTACAACTGATGGAACTTTGACCGTAACTAAATCAGGTTTGTTCGATTGGTATGCGGTAGGCGGCGGCGGCTCAGGCGGAGACAACGGCCGAGGTGGCGGTGCTGGCGGCATGCATACAACTGGCACCGCATATTTTACGGCTAACCAGTCAATAACGGTAGGTGCTGGTGCCGCTCGACATTCTATTACTGGTTCATTTCCTACTTTTAGAAATGGTTTATTTTCTGGTGTCTCTGGTGGAGTAATAGCGATGTCTGGTGCATTTGGTACAGACCCTGCTGGTGGCACAGGTTTAATGGGCGGCGGTAGCGGTGGAAACGGAACAACCGTAACCAACGGTGCTGCTGGCACAACCGTAACTTTTGCTGGTGGCAGCACAGTTTTAGGCGGTGGTGGTGGCGGCGGCGGTGCAACTGGTGGAACCGGCGGCTCAGGCGGTGGTGGTGCTGGTGGTGGTACTGGTGTAGCAGGCACAGCAGGCACAGCAAACACAGGCGGCGGTGGTGGTGGCGGTGGTGCTGGTGGTGCTAATGGTGGTATTGGCGGAAGCGGTATCGTATATGTGAGGTTTAAGGTATGAGCGAACAATATTTTGCACAAATTGACGAAAACAATATTGTCATTGCAGTTCATGTTGTTACATCTGAATACATGGCAGAAAACCCTGAACGCTATCCAGGTGTATGGGTTGAAACTTTTGCAGACTTGCCAAACAAAACTTACGCAGGCGTAGGGTACACATACGACCCAATGACGCAAGATTTTACTGAACCATTACCAAACCCAAACCCTAGGCCATAGGCGTAATGCGATGGCGTTACCTACTCGGCTGCACAATCCTTATAGCAGTAGTAGCTTGGGGTTGTAGTGGATGTAGCAGCACAAGAGTCAACATTGAGCCGAACAGATGCTTTACGCGGACGGCTTGCGATGTCGCCAGAGGATAAACACGCACGACTAATCCTGATCGTCGGCATCACACTCTCGATCAGTTTTGCTGCCATCGTGCTCGGCTTCGTGTACGGCCTGCTATTTGTAAACCAGCCTCTCGAACAGGCCCCAAATGACGCAGCCTTCATCGACCTACTCTCGACCGTTGTCGTGTTCCTCACTGGATCACTTGGCGGCCTATTAGCATCTAACGGAATGAAAAAAGCCAAACAGACAGGGGCAACAAATGAAAGCCAGTGACAAAGCAATGATCTCGACCTACATCAACAGCGCCATCGCAGCAGCAGTAGCGCTCTACATGTCAGGCAACACCGATCCCAACGACTTACTGGGTGCAGCCATCGCAGCTGTAGCACCACTCTTCATCGGCTATGTCAACCCGAAAAACAAAGCTTATGGCATCGGCAAAAACCCCGAAGCCTAAAGCACCCACGCTCACTGTCGTCCCAGACAAACTCGAGCGCCACTATCACAAGCTGGTAATGCCGTCAACGCTTGCCCATGTAACCCCGGGTGAACTACCAGCAGGCTTGCTTGTCGATGTTAAGCCATACGGCAAATTGCACCCACTAGCAGCTGACGCATACATGGCATTAAGAGATGCAGCCTTTGCTGCTGGTGTCAAGACCTTTAAGCCCACATCGGCAGCAGACACCTATCGCAGCATGTCAACACAGACCGCTGGCTTCCTTGCTCGCTATCAAACTCAGCCAATCGCAGGCGCATCGACGCGCACTTGGAAGGGTGTCACTTACTACCTAAAGCCGAACTGTGCGCCGATGGCGGCCCCTGGCTCATCGCGGCATAATCTTGGGCTGGCCTGTGACATTTCGGACGCATCAGAAACAGCGCGCATGCAATTCATGTTAAAGAACATTGAGGGCTACGGCTTTACATGGGAAGTGCAATCCGAGCCATGGCACATCTTCTACTATGTCGGCGACCGCGTTCCAGCCCTTGTGCAGCAATGGAAACAGGCTAAATCCTTGCTTTAGTCACACCCATTGCCTAGGGTCGATGTACCGACGGAAGGCAAGCGAAAACCATGGACGCAAA